AGCAGATCGTCGAGCTCCGCGCCGCGATCGAGCAGCAGGTGGCCGACGACGAGGCCGAGACGGGCAAGAAGAAGGGCTCTCAGACCGTCAAGCGCATGGAGGCCAGGCTGCAGCGCCTGGAGGAAAAGCTCGCCGCCACCATGCTGGGCGAAGGCAAGGACAAGAGCGTCCGCCTCGACGAAATGGGCGTCGACATGATGTACGTCGACGAGGCGCACGTCGCGCGCAAGCTCGACATCAACACGTCGCGCCAGGTCAAGGGCATCACGACCGAGGGCTCGCAGCTGTCGATGAGCATGTACTGGGCGTCGCGCTACCTCGACGAGAAGAACCCGGGCCGGTCCCTGGTCATGCTCTCGGGCACGCCGCTGACGAACACGATGGGCGAGATGTACACCGTCCAGCGCTTCCTGGGCCGGCAGCAGATGGAGGCGGCCGGCATCGAGGACTTCGATTCCTGGGCCGCGCAGTTCGGCCGCGAGTCGACGTCGCTGGAGGCCAATGCCGCGGGCAAGTACGAGCAGGTCACGCGCTTCAAGAAGTTCGTGAACGTGGGCGAGCTCACGACCATGTTCCGCGAGTTCGCCGACGTGCTCACGGCCGACACCCTGGCGCAGTTCCTGGGCGACAAGCGGCCCAAGGTCCGCGGCGGCGCGCGGCGCATCGTCGTGACGCCGCTCACGCGCGACTACCGCGCCTACCGCGAAGTGCTGGCCCAGCGCTACAAGGACTCGCGCGATTGGAAGCCGTCGTTCTGGGGTGAGAGCAACCCCGATCCGATCATCAAGATCATCGGCGACGGCCGGCTGGCCGCGATCGACATGCGCTTCGTCTACCCGGATGCCCCGAGCGACCCGGGCTCGAAGCTGAACCAGATGGTCGACGGCCTGATCCAGCAGTTCAAGGCGTCGGCCGACATGGAGTTCACCGACAAGGCCGGCAAGGTCGAGCCCCACAAGGGCGCGACGATGATGGTGTTCGCCGACCTGGGGTTTGGCGCAGGCGCCGCGAGGAACCGCGGCTTCGACGCGCGCGCCTGGGTCGACAAGCGCCTGCGCGATGCCGGCGTGCCCGCGTCGCAAGTCGCCTGGATGAGCGACTACAAGAAGTCGGCCGACAAGGTCAAGCTGTACCGCGACATGAACTCGGGCAAGGTCCGCGTGATGATCGGCAGCAGCAAGAACATGGGCACGGGCGTCAACGCCCAGCAGCGCCTGCTGCACCTGTTCCACCTGGACACCCCCTGGTTCCCGGCCGACGTGGAGCAGCGCGAGGGGCGCATCGTGCGCCAGGGCAACAAGAACCCGACGGTCAACATCCACGCCTACGCCGCGAAGGGCACCTACGACGAGCAGATGTGGGGCCTGGTGGCCTCGAAGCAGCGGTTCATCGACCAGGCGCTGTCGGGCGACCCCAACCTGCGCGAGATCGACGACCTGAGCGAGGCGAGCATGGCCGAGCAGGCGGCCGGCATGCTGGCCGAGGATCCGCGCGTGCTGCAGTTGGCCGGCAAGCGCGCCGACGCCGAGCGCCTGGACCGCCTGTACCAGGCGCACGAGACGCAGAAGCAGCGGTTCCGGGAGCAGCTGCAGAAGGCCGAGCTCGAGATCGCCGCGTCGCGCGCCCTGCTGCCCAAGGCCGTCGAGGCGGCGTCCAAGGTCGTCGACCTGTCGGGGGACAACTTCCGGGCCGAGGCCGGCGGCAAGGGCTACGTCAAGCGCGCAGACTGGGCGCAGGCGCTCAAGGCGCGCGCGAAGGATCTGTCCAGCGCCGTGCAGCCGTCGCAGACCATCGGCAGCATCAGCGGCTTCCCGGTGCGGTTCGTGTCGTGGAAGCACGGCACCGACTACGGCTGGCAGGTCGACATCCAGACCGGCGGGCGCTGGGACACCACGCTGTTCCGCGACCTCAACGACGACGACGTCGGCATCGCGCGGCGCGCGGGCTACGCCGTGGCCGAGGTCGCCAAGGCGCCGACCACGCTGCGCGACCGGATCTCGCAACTGGAGGCCGAGATCGACGCCCTGCGCCCGCGCGTGAATGCCGAGTGGCCGATGGTGGGCATGCTGGCCTCGCTGCGCCGCGAGATCACCGACCTGGAGCGCGCGATCGCCGCCGGGCCCGAGGCGACCGACGCCGAGATCGAAGAGGCGATGACGCTCGCCGCGACGGGGATGATGTCGCCGGAAATGCTGGCGCGCGACCCCGGCGCGCGGTACGGCGACCAGACCGACACGCCTGCGTTCAAGCGCTGGTTCGGTGGGTCGAAAGTGGTGGACGCCGAGGGCAGGCCGCTGGTGGTGTACCACGGGACGCCGAATGGCGGCTTCTCGCAGTTCGACGCCAAGAGCGGCGCCTTCTTCACGAACAGCCAGGCGCTGGCGAGCGAGTACACCATGCAGCGGGGCATGTGGCGCTCGCCCGGCAAGCGGCCCCAAGTGGTTGAAGCCTACCTGTCGATGCAGAACCCACTGGTGATCGACGCGCTGGGCAAGCGCAATGACAACATCCCGGTTCCCTGGCAGGAGTGGAAGCCCAAGGTGTTCGGCAACCTGCCGAGCAACGCCGTCAGCGTGCAGGGCGCGCTGCAGTGGGCGCGCGAGCATGGTCACGACGGGATGATCGTGCGCAACGTGGTTGACAGCGCCAGCACGGACGGCAAGGCCAAGGGCGATGTGTACGCGGTGCTGCGTCCAGAGCAAATCAAGTCCGCCATCGGCAACCGCGGCACGTTCGACCCGGCCGACGCCAACATCACGCGCGACCCCGAGCCCACCTACGGCGGCAAGACCCTCGCGCAGGATCTGGAGGCGCAGGAGGATTGGCTGCAGGCCGAGGCCAAGGCCCGGGGCTTCAAGGACGTCGACGCGCTGCTGGCCGACAAGCCCGACGTGTTCGACCGCCTGGCCGCGAAGTGGCGCGCGAAGCATCCGATCGACGACAATGCGCTCATGGCGGCCCAGGGCCGCCGGGCCTTCAAGAATGGCGCACAAGCCGACCTCTTCAACACCCAGCTCGACCTGTTCGCAGCCGCTCGACCTGACGAAAGCCAGGCAGGACCGGCTGTCGAAGCGGCTCGCGGAGCAGCTGCGGACGCACTCCGCGTACTTCGACGAACCGACACCATACTTGGTCGAGCCCTGTCGAGTGGTCTCGCTGCCCGGCAGCGGGTCAGCCTCGTCGGGCAAGTAGCGAGCACGCCGCAGCAACTCGCCACGCTGGCGCAGGTCTACCGCGATCCGCGGTTCGAGACGTTCCGCGCCTTCTTCACCGATGGCACCGGGCGCATCGTCGCCCAGGTCGGCATCACCAGCCGGCTGCCAGGCTCGACCGCCGTCATCGTGGGCAACAACTACTTCGCCTACATGGAGCGCCTGATGCGCACCGCGGCCGCGCAAGGCGCCAAGCGCATGTGGCTGATGCACAACCACCCTGCGGGCGTGGCGACGCCCAGCCGGGCCGACGAGCGCGTCACGGAGGACTTTGCGCGCTACGCCGAGCAGATCAGTCGCGCCGGCACGCAGATGGGCGGCACCAACCCGGTCGACATGCGCTTCATGGGGCACGTCGTCATCGACACGAACCAGTACGCGACGATCGACAGCAACGGCATTTCGCTCCTGGAGTCCAAGGACTTCGGTGCCGCCGAGCCGTTTGAGGGTGGCGGCGAGTTCGCCGGCACGCAGATCGGCAGCCCGGCCGACGTGATGAACGTCGCCCGCCGCCTGCAGGTCGACGACGGCTCCGTCACGCTCATGGCGCTGTCGCACCAGAATCGGGTGCACTCGATCACGACCGTTCCGGCCGACGCGCTGTCCATCATGGACGGCAAGACCGCGGCCGACAAGCGCGCCCGCGTGGCCGCCGCGACCGCCACGCTGCGCCGCCTGGCGCTCGCCAACACCGCGTCGAAGTTCGTCGCCGTCGGGCGCGACCGCCTCGTGATGGAGGCCCTGCAGACCTACGGCCTGACCCTGGACGCCATCCACGTCGGCGCCGACGGCGCCGCCGTCAGCATGGTCGAGAGGCTGCGCGTGTCGAGCGGCGAAGTGCTGCCGCAGTCCAGGCGCACCCGCGTCACGGCCGACACCAGCCCCGCGTTCGACTACCTGCGCGCCGAGTCGCTGCCGGCCAAGGTCCGGCCGCGCATCGCCGCCGAGCCGGGCGCCACCTACAACCCGGCTGCCGCCGACGTCGCCGCCCGCGCCGAGGCCATCATCCAGGCCAGCGCCAGCACGCCCAGGCCGCTGGACGCCGCGTTCCGCATCGCGTCCAAGGTCACGGGCCTGGACCGGGTCGCCAGCGTCGCCTACGGGCTTGGCGGACGGCTGCTGGACCGCCTGGTGCCCGAGGTCGTCAAGGCCGGCACCGTGAGCGACTACGGCATCCCCCAGGCCGTGCTCGATCGCCGCGGCGAGTTCCAGGGCTCGCTGCGCGGCCAGCTGCTGTCGGCCGGCACCCTGGTCGACAAGCTCGCCACCCTGACCCGCGCCGAGTCGCGCGTCGCCTACGAGTGGATGTCCGGCGAGGACACGCGCACGGCCGACGAGCTCATGAAGGAACTGCCGGCAGAGTCGGTCAAGGTGCTGCACGAGGTCCGCAACCTGATCGACAAGCTCTCCGAAGAGGCGGTCAAGCTGGGGCAGCTGGACCCCGAGGCGCGCGACCGGCACCGGTTCGCCTACCTGCGCCGCTCCTACTTCAAGCACGCGGCCGACCTGACGACCGCCGAGAAGCAGACCCGCGGTCGGGCCATCGCCATCCTGGGCGAGCAGTACAAGGGCCGCGGCATGGTGCGCCAGGCGTCGATGAAGCAGATCCAGACCGCCGCTCCCGAGTGGTGGAAGCGCAAGGACGTCGCCGGCAAGGCCGACACGTCGCTCAAGGGCGAGAATTTCATCCGCTTCGAGCGCCGCGCGCCGGCCGGGGAGGGCGTCGAGGCGCTGCCGGGCGTGGAGTCCGAGCGCCGGCCGGGCCGGCTTCTCGAGGTCAACTTCTGGCCGGCCGGCGAGCCCCGGCCCGCCAAGTACGCCGACTGGGAGAACGCCGGCACGTGGGAGGCTGTCGACACGAAGGGCGCCGACGTGGTGATGTGGCGCGACTTCACGAAGGACGAGCGCGTGCGCATGGGCGAGATCGACGAGGCGCGGTACGCCATCGCCCGCACCCTGCGCGGCATGGTGCACGACGTCGAGGTCGGCAAGTACCTGCAGTGGCTTGCGCAGACCCAGGCGAAGAAGCCGGGCGAGGACCTGGGCGGGCCGGTCGTCGAGGCGTCGGAGCGATACAAGGACACGTTCAAGCCGAGCGAGTGGGTCCGCGTGCCGGACACGAAGATCCCCGGGACCGGCGTGCCGCGCTACGGCGACCTGGCGGGCCGCTACCTGCCGGGCCCGATCTGGAACGACGTGCGCCAGATCGGAAACCGGCCCATGCCGTTCGGGCAGACCTACCAGACCATCCTGACCGCGTGGAAGACCGCGAAGACCGCGCTGTCGCCGGCCGTGCACATGAACAACATCATGTCGAACGTGGTCATGGCCGACTGGCACGACGTCACGGCCGGCCACGTCGCCAAGAGCATGCAGATCCTGTTGGCCGCCCACCAGGGGCAGGGCAAGGGGATGATCGGCGCCGTCGGCAACCTGGCCGGCAAGACGATCGGCGCGGCCGACCGCGAGGCCGCGCGCGAGATCCTGCAGCGCTACGAGGCGTCGGGCGGCTCGATCGGCGGCTGGGTGTCGCAGGAGATCGCCCAGGACACGATGGACGGCATCCGCGACCTCCTGCGGGCCGAGGTCAACGCCGCCGCGGCAGCCACCGGCCGCGGCCAGGTCGGCGCGTATGCCGCGCTGCAGGCCATGCTGCACGGCCAGTTCCCGGCCGCCTTTGAGGCCCTGCGCGGTTCCAAGCCGGTCGAGAAGGTCGTGCAGGACGGCAAGAACCTGATCGACCTCTACCAGGCCGAGGACGACGTGTTCCGCCTCGCCGCCTGGCTACGCGCCAAGGAGGGCGGCGCCAGCGACAGCGAGGCCGGCAAGATCGCGCGCCGGTCGTTCCTCGACTACTCGATCAACGCCCCGTGGGTCGCCAACATGCGGGCCTCGTTCTGGCCGTTCATCAGCTACACCTACCGTGCCGTGCCGATGCTGCTGGAGATCGCCGGCAAGCGCCCGCACAAGCTGCTCAAACTCATGGCGATGGCCGGCGCGCTGAACGCGATCGGCGTCATGCTGGCCGGCGGCGGCGACGACGATGAAGAGCGCGCCCGCAAGCTGCTGCCCGACGAGAAGGCCGGCAAGGTGTGGGGCATCGTGCCCAAGCTGATCCGCATGCCGTGGAACGACGAGCACGGCTCTCCGGTGTACCTCGACATCCGGCGCTGGATCCCCGTGGGTGACGTGCTCGACGTGGGACAGGGCAACGCCGCCATCCCCGTGCCGCCCGCACTGCTGCCTGGTGGCCCGCTGGCCGTCGTGGGCGAGATCGTCGCCAACAAGTCGATGTTCACCGGCAAGGAGATCTCCAACCGCGACACCGACACCGTGACCGAGCAAGCGAAGAAGGCCGCCGACCACCTGTGGAAGGCCGCCATGCCCAACATCGTCGGCGTGCCGGGCACCTACGCCACCGAGGGCGTCGTGGGCTCGATGACGGGCCGCACGGACGCCTTCGGGCGGGAAATGAGCCCCACGCAGGCCCTGGCGTCGTCGGTTGGCGTGAAGCTGGGCAGCTACCCCGAGGACGTGCTGCGCCGAAATGCCGCCGCCCGCGCGATGGCCGTGCAGTCCGACCTCGACCGGGAGGCCGCGCAGATCAAGCGCCAGTTCGCCACCGGCCGCATCGACGAGGACGAGCGCGACGAGAAGCTGCGCGTCATCGTGGAGAAGAAGCGCAAGCTGGCCGAGGAACTGCGGGAGAAGCTGAACTAGGGCCCGAAGCGCCTGGCAAGCAGTTGCAGGTAGGTGGGCGGCCAGTCGGGCGATCGGCGCTGGAGCGGGACGACGTCATCGGGCCGCGCCTCGCGCCAGTACGACCGGCGCACGCTGTCGAAGTCCTCGGCCACGTCAACGCGCAGCAGGCGGGGCCGCAGGCGCTTGGCCGCCGCTTTCCGCTTCGCGCCGTGGCGCAGGAGGGTAGATGTCATGCGTCCTCCTCCTCGCGCTCATCATCCTCAACGATGTCCCCATCGTCGTCCACGACGAACCCCTCTTCGAGCGCGTCTTCGCGGGTCATTGTCCGAAACCGCCTGAGGCGGCTGATCCAGACTCGGACCACTTCGTAGCCCTGTGCCGGGCCGCAGGAGGGGCAGTCGATCGCGCCGCACATGCAGGGCATCACGCGCCCTCCGGTTGCGGGTTGAGCCACGCGTCGACCTTCTCGGGTGAGCCCCAGCACGCGGCCGGGATCTCGTTGTAGAGGTAGATCACGTACTCGCGCAGCAGGCGGACGTTCGTGTCGTCGGCGCGGCCGACCGCTTCCTTCAGGTCGTTGGACAGCAGCGCGAAGAGGAAGTTGCCGACGGGCATGCGCTGCTGCACATAGGCGTCGATCTTGTCCTTCAGGGGGAGGATGTCGTAGTTCACGCGGCCTCCTTGAATCGGTCGAGGATGGAGGGCGCGGGCGTCACGTCGACCACCCGCAGGCCCAGGTCGCGCGCCAGTTCGAGCACGCGGGGGCACAGGGTCTTCGTGCCCGCGATCTGCGCGAGCACCTTGGCCGCGTCGTTCTCCGGGTAGATCGCCGGCGCGCCGTAGTTGCTGCGCACGCTCACTTCGATGTTCATTGCATGACCTCCGGGAAGTAGGGGTTGAGGATCCCGGCCGGGGGCACCCGGTCAGGCTGGATGTCGATCCGCGCCGTGCCGAAGTCGTACCAGACCGCCTTGGGGTCCAGCTGCTCGGCCTTCGCGCGCACCGCGTCGACCTGGGCCAGGGCCTTGCCGTGGTCGTCCACGAACGGCCCCAGCAGGAACCGGTAGTCGCCATCGCTGCGCCGCACGCTCACGTAGTAGGCGCCGGGCTTGTTGTCGGGTTGCTGGGCCATCGTCAGAACTCCGGGTTGAGCCGCGACATGTCGACCACTTCGAGAGCCGCGTTCACCTTCAGGTACTTCATGCAACGCTCCTTTCTTTCCACGCCTCAATAATAGCGACATGCTGCGCTGCTGGCAAGCGAAATGCTATGCAGTAGGCGCACGAAAGCTGGTAACGGCCGGATGGCGTCACCTGGGAAACGTGGGGTTGCGCTGCGCCGGTTGCGTTACCAGAATCGCAGCTAAGTGCTTATCGTGTCAGGAATCTCGCACTGCTTTGGGAGCAGTGGGTCGGAGGTTCGAGTCCTCTCACCCCGACCATCTTGCTGGTAACGGAGGCCGGTTCTGGTAACGGTCATGTCCGGTGCGCGGCCCAGTCGCGCACCCATGTTCGCAGGAACTCGCGCGCAGATGCTTGCGCATGGCACCGCTGCAGGCCGTCGAGAATCTGGTCGCACTGCTGGTCCGTCAATGGCCGGCGGCGGTGGCGCCTTCAGTACAGCGAACGGCGCGCTGCCTACGATGTATTTGTCTTCGATCATGCTGTGGTGCGTGTAGCTCATGCCGTCGCCTTCGTAGTCGCAGGGTTGTGGTTCCGAAGGTAGTCGGTCAACTGCCCCTCGGTGGTGTGAGTGCTCATCTTCCGGGCCTCGCGGCGACCTTCTTTGGCATCCTTGTCGGTCAGCGCGCGGGCGCGGATGTCGCGCAGCATGAAGTGCTGCACCTGGGCGCGCTTCATGCCCCGCTGCCAAGCGTTCGATGCCGCCTCGTAGGTCATTGGCTCGCCCGTCTGGATCGTGAACAGGTAGGGCGTCTCCACGCGCTGCTCGGCCCGCTGGCGCAGCATGCGCTCGGCCTTGATGCGGCGCAGCGCCGCGATGGCCGCCTGCAGCCTGGGGGTCCACTCGATGACGACGCGGCCTCCGGTCTTGCTGCGCCGGAAGCTGATGCCCTCGCGGGTCAGGAACGGCTCGTTTGGGTCGGCGCTGGCCGTCTCGCGCAGGGCGATGATGCGGCCGATGTCCTGGCCGGTCAGGTAGGCGACCTCGATCAGCGCGCACATGGTCAGGCCAGAGCGCGTGCGCACCGTGCGGCTGCGCCGGCCGCCGCTGGCGCCGTACAGGCACCCGAGCTTGACGCGGCGGATCTCGCTGGTGGTCGGGCACCGCTGGCGCGGGCGTTCGGCCTTGGTGCGGATGACGCCATCCACGGGATTCGTGCCCACGGGGCGCTGGCCGACCTCGATGGCGAAGCGAAACAGTTCGCGCAGCAGGGCGCGGTACTTGTTGAAGCTGCGCGCCTTGCCCGACCAGGCCGCCAGGAACTCGACGCAGTGCGGCGGGGTGATCTCGTCGGGCTTGAACTCCGCGAAGGCGTCGGCCACGTACACCAGCATCCGGTTGGTGTCCTCGCGGGTCTTGGGCGCCTTGCCGGCGAGCACGCGGTCCTGCCAGTCCGCGATGAGCGCGGGCATGAGGTACAGCGCCGGGTCGGCGTCGAAGGCGCGGTAGGCCCGCCACAGAGCAGGCAGGCCATCGGCCACGAGGGACAGGTTCGTCCACTCACGCTTGCTGCCCCTGGCCACCGCGATGCGATACCAGCGGCCGTGCGGGAACACCCTTGGTGGAAGGGCTGGGTCTTTCTTCACGACGCACTCCTGCGCGTCCTCGCACCTTCGGGGTGCGGTCCGGTGCCGCGGCCTCCCCGCGGCAGACCGCATCGTAGTGCGCTCGCTCCAGCACGACACGCCCATGCCGGCCGATGTACGCCCGCCAGAACCCGCGACGGTGCAGAAGGGCAATCTGCCGGGCGGGCTGCTCGTACTCCGTCAGGTCGACGAGTTCTTCGGGCGTGAACGTCAGGCCGGCCATGGGTCGATCACTGGCGCGGGCGGTACTCGCCCAGGTAGACCGGGATGTCGTTCTCGCCGCCCATCAGCGCCCACTTGACCTTGTCGGCGAGCTCCTGGGCCATCTGCTCGGCGTGCTCTTCCTCGCGGATCAGGTGCACGCCCAGCGACAGGGACGGCTTGTTCGCGTCGCCGGTGCGCACCGACAAGCGCATCACGAACACGCGGCTGCTCAAGCACGCGAACGGCGCGCAGGAGAACAGGATGAACTCGGGCAGCGGCGCGTTCTTGCTGGTCGCCGCGACCGACTCCATCACGCTGCGCTCGGCACTCAGCGACTGCTCTTCGGCCTCGACCTTGCGCGCCGCCTTGCCCTTCTTGCCGTTGTCGACGACCGCCGCCGCGGTCTTGGAAAGCGCGACGGACAGCATCGTTTCCAGTTGGCCGCCGTCGAGGTCGGTGATGAACTCGGAGACGTCGGTGGCCGCGTCGCGCGGCTTGGGGACTTCGTACATGGTGGTGTGCTCCAGGGGTCAGGTGGTGGTCGCCCTGGCCGATTCGTCACCGCGGGCCACGGTGCTATGAGTCCGGGGCTCGCCACCCCGGGCCGCCTGCGCGCATCGGCCATGCGCCTTGCCAGGCCGGCTTGACATCACTCGACCGGCAGCGTCTGCTGCTGCGGATCCGTCTCGGGCTCGGGATCCGGCTCGGCGCCGGCCGTCTCGACCTTGGTGCCGTCCGACATCGCGGCGACGATGTCGTCCTGCGACGCGACACGCACGTCGTAGGTGCTGGCCGCGACGTGGTCGCGGGCCCGGGCGGGGTGCGCCGCGCGCACGAGGCGCACGACGCCGGTGGTGCGGTGGTAGACGGCGTAGATGCGAGCAGCCATCACTTCGCCCCCTGCGCCGCACCGGCGCGTTCTTCGACTTCCATGTCGCCGACGAAGTCGTCGCCGCCGCCCTGCTGCTGGCCGGCCTCCTGGCCGACGTTGCCGGCGCCGCGGATCTCGACGGTTTCGGGGTCTGGATCCGGCTCGGTGACGTGCACGAAGTTGCCTTCGAGTACCACGCCCTTGCCTTCCTCGGCCGCGTGCGTCACGTCGATGGCGTTCTGCAGTTCGATGCTCGCGGGCATGTACTTGAGCACCTGCAGCAGGGCCACCTTGCGCCCGTACATTTCGAGGTTGTTCTCGCCGGAGTTGGCGTAGTGGCGCTGGCCGACCTTGTTGTACTGGCGCAGGTGCTTCATCACCTTGTTGCGCGACCAGACCTCGATCACCGGCATGGCCGCGTCGCGCACGCGCCCGATGGCGTAGACGTGCGTGAACGGGGCCGCGTCGTCCGCGTCGTCGCCCGGCACGTGGCGGCAGAACGGCGCGTCGCCCAGTTGGTACTCGAAGGCGTCACCCTCGCGCACCGCACCGGTCCAGACCGTCGCGCGGCCGGCGCGCGCCACCAGATCGACCAGACCCTTCCAGCCGGGCACGAAGGTGCACGTGCCCTTGTAGGGGATCAGGTAGCCCTGGCCGCCGATGCCGGGCTCCAGGCCCATTTGCGCCGCGGTCATGATGCTGGCCGCGATGCTGTGCGGGCTGCAGGCCTGCAGGTCGTGGTTCGTGCTGAAGGCCGTCAGCGCCAGGCGGGCCATGCGATCGGCGTTCATGTGCCGCGGCAGCGCCAGCGCCAGCTGCGGCTTGAGCTTGTCCATGAACGCCGAGAACCTGGCGACCTCGTTGCCGCCGCCCTTGGCCGGCGCGTTGGATCCGGCCATCTGCCGGAGTTGGTTCGTGCTCACGTGGGTTCCTTTCGTGGTTGGTGAGCGTTGGGGATCAGAGCCCTTCGGTGGCGAACGGCTTGAGCGAGAACACGCGGGACTGCCAGGGCTTGTGCGCCTTCTGGTAGCCCTTGACGCCGAGAGCTTCCTTGAGCGCATCGTGGTCGAGCGCCTTGCCCTCGCGGAGCTTCCACTCCACGGCCGTCTTGCCGTTGGGCAGCACGACCGCGACCGCGTCCTTCATGTGCTGCTTGACCTCGAACTCCAGGGTCAGGGCCTCGGCCTCGCGCGCCTTGATCTCCTTGTCGACCGCGCGCAGGCGCAGCAGCGCGTGCACCAGGCCCTCGTCGGCCAGCAGCGGCGCGCCGCCTTCGAGCTCCTTCGGGTAGAGCCGGTCGAGATCCTTTAGGTTGATCGGCGGCGGCGCCACGCCCTCGATCACGTGGTTGTTCCAGAACCGCCGCGCCTCGCCGCGCAGGTAGTTGATGACCGCGTCGTCGGCCGCCACCGGGTAGGCGCGCAGTTCGTCGGCGCCGAACAGGGCCGCCAGGATCCCCTTGCGCCGGCGCGTCACGCCCAGGCCGTGCATCACCTGGGCCGTGTAGTGGGTGGGCATCTGGTCCGTGCCCGACTCGCCCCAGCCGTCCTTTACCAGCTTGAACGGGTGGACGGTCTTCAGTTCGACGTTCGTGATCTCGTCCTCGCCGTCGAGGATGATCTCGAAGTCGATCTCGGAGGCCAGGAACGGCAGGTCGGCGTCCTTGTAGCGCCGGTTCATCGCGACGATCTCGACATCGTGGCCGTCCTCCTGCAGCTGCTCGACGAGCATTTCCGCGACGACGGACTCCCACCGCACGCCGCGCGCCTTGGGGTTGCGCCGGCCCATCGCGCCCTCGACCCGCGGCCGGCTCTTGTCCAGCCACAGTTCGTGCGGCGTGCGCCACGGGCTGATGCCGATGACGGCCGCAATGTCCGCGCCGCCGATGTACTTCATGCGGTCGTGCTGGCCGGGCTCGATGACCTGCAGGTCGGTGTGCGCGACGACGACCTTGTCGGTCTTCGCGTCGTAGGTGATGGTGTCCATGCTCAGAGCTCCAGGGTGGAGGCGGTCAGGAACCGCCAGAGGTTCTTCAGGAGGCGCCGCACGCGGCGGCGCCAGGGAAGGCGGTAGTGCTCGACGGTGATGGGCGCGGGCATCACTTCCCCCGCTGCATGTCGTCGGCGATCAGGTCGCGCAGGTATGCGCTGCCGCCGTTGCGCTTGACCCACTTGTGCTGCTTCGCCGTCACCCACGCGCCGATGCGGGTGGTGTAGATCGGGCTGCCGTGCGGCGCGCGGTGCTTGGGGCGATGCTGCTTCTGCTTCATGCTCATGACGCATCCCAGCCTTCCGTGTCCGCCATCGCCGCCTCGATCTCCTGCGGGTTCGTGATGGCCTGGCCCTCGACCCGGCCGGCCGGGTTCGGCGCACTCGGCATGCGCTTGAGCGTGTAGAAGTCGGACAGCGACAGCCCGATCTGCAGGCGCACCGGCGCCGCCAGGATCTCGCCGCGCACCATGAACGGCTGGTCGCAGCCGCCGTCGTCGGTTTCGCAGTGGACGACCTTGGGCGCGTACTGCGGCAGGTTCTTCGTGTGGATGACCGACACCGTGCCGCAGTGCGGGCACGCGACCTCGACGCATGGGCCGAAATCCCCCTTGTTCTTCACGACGGCCATGACCTGTTCCATGTGGATCTCCTTCAGTCGAGAACGCCCCAGGGGTGAGCCCAGGACCAGATGAGCACGGCGAGCACCGCGAGCACCACGACGGCCCAGAACCAGCGCGGCATGCGCACGGCGTCTTCGGCCTCGCGCGCCGCCTCGGATTCGCGGTCGCGTGCCGCGTCGTGCTCGTCGTCGACCGGGCAGGTCGGCTCGAAGAAGTGCAGGCGGTCGCCACGCATGCCGGCCGCCATCAGTTGAAGGTCGACGGGACCACGTTGCCCAGGTTGCCCATGCGGGCCATGAACATCGTGATCTCGTTGTAGGTGTTCTTGCCGCCCGGGATTGCCTCGGGGTCGACCTCGATGGCGTTGCCGGTGTCGAACGACCCGTCGGACTGCAGCGGCGTGTACATCAGCGCCGCGGACTGCACCCCCTTGGGCACGCCGGCATCCGCCGCCGCCGCGACCAAGTCCTGCAGCATCGCCGCGGCCTCGTCGCCGAACTTCTCGCGCACCTTCTCGACGTTGATGTCGCTCATTTCGATCCAGTACACGCAGCCCAGTGCCTCGTTGACGAGGTACTGCTGCGGGACGTTGCTCTTGCTCACGCTTCCTCCAGTTCCCGCGTGATGCGGGCGATTGCCTGGGCTTTCCTGTCGTGCAGACAGAACTCGGTGTAGTTGTCGCTGTAGGGGTAGGACGGGTCGAACCCGCTGCGGGCCTGGGCCAGTTGCGCGAGCAGTTCCTCGCGCGTCGGCCTGCGCGGCGGCACAGGCGCTGGCATGGCAGCAAGGCGGGCCGCTGCTGCCGCGGCGTGCTTGGCCTTGATCTGCTCGCAGATCTCGGCCAGGCCGGCGAACGGGCCCGCGCTCACGCTGCGACCTCTTCGGCGTCGAAGTCCGGCCATACCGCCACCGCGGCGACGGGCTTGGGGTTTGCGGGGGGCAACGCGCGGATCGCGTTGATGACCGGTTGGTAGTTCACTTGGATCCCCTGTCGGCGGCATCCTTGCCGCCTCGGAGAGATCATCGCGCATCGCTGCGCACAAGTCAACAGCAAATCGCTACGCAATGCGCGCGAACGTCTGCTCCGCGCTACGCGCGAACGTCAGACGGGTTCAGTCGTCGGGCGTGAGGTCGATCCGGGGCTCGGTGCACGACACCGAGACGTTCCCGGTCTGGGTCGTCACGACCAGGCAGCGGGCGCTGTCGAACTCGTCGATCGGCATGGTCAGCACGTGCGCATACCCGCCTCCCGGCAGGGTGATGGTCTGCTTGACCGCGGCCGGCTCCGTCGGCCTGGGCGCCCTTGGTTCCGGCGCCGTCGTCGGCCCGCAGGCAGCAATCATGACCGACAGTGTGATTACTCCTGCGCGCATTGATCTATGCCGTCAGTTGTGCTCTTCGCGGCCATGCAAGGCACCACGCGAATGCGGGGAGATTCGTTCTGGGGATATCGCTGATCTGGCATTGTGCGCAGTTGGATCACTACGCCGCCAGCGACGGCAGTTTCCTCTGCGTGTGCTGGAGCATGGCCTGCAGCCCCGCGCGCCAGTGGTCGGCACCACCATCGCGCGCCCATCCCGCAAGGTTGGTGGCGATCGCTTCCCGGGCCGCGGGCGGCATGCCCTGCAGGGCCAGGCCGAGCACGTTGAGGGCTTGGTCGATGGAAACAGTAGCAGTCGGCACAGTCACTCCCTGACTTGGTAGTTCTGTGTCCATGATGCCATGCGGCAGGCCGAGCGCGTCCTCGATGGCCCGCGCCTGATTCGTGCCCATCGCACGGGACTTGCCCGTCTTGCTGTCCGGCGCGCCATTGCGGATCTGACTGAGCGTGCTGTCGCGAGAACTTCGGCCGAGCTTGCGGCTCAGTTCGGCCAGCGACAAGCCGTGCTGCTCGCGCACCCACTCCAGTCGGTCCTTGCGGATTTCGGCGATCGTTCTCATGGGCGCGAGTTGAACCCGGCTGCATAGCGGCGTGGCGCGGCACTGGGCTATACAGGTGCGGAGTGCCGCGCTATGATGCACAGCATGGAACTAAGCACCTGGGTCAAGGCCGTGCATGGCCGTGGGTACG